TTGTAATCTTGCTTCAGCATCTTCAATTGAGTCTGCTTCAACATTTATATAACCTGTTTTAGTAACAGTAAAACTAAATTCTTTCATTAGAAAAATCCTCCGTTGACTTCTGCGTCTTGTAGTTTCTCAAACACTTCGACTTGTGTTTCTGATAACTCAAAGTCCATATCTCTCAATATGTCATAGAGTTTGATAGTTTCATACAGTTCATCGCCAGTAAAGGGAACTGTAACTGTGAGTTTTTCAATCATCTTAGCAATGCTCCGAAATAACATCCCAAGTAGAGATAAAACTCTCTAACCAGTATTTTTGATTACCTGTAAGTTTACAAGCATTTTCTCCATAAAGAATGTCATCCGCACTTCTATGTGGTAGATCATTCTCATCTAAGTACTTGTCGTACACATCACATAGGAATAGCATTTCTTTTGACATAGGGGTTTCTCCTTTGGTTATACTACTATTATAGTGTATCTAAGTCTCTACGTCTGTGTGTAGTGGACTCTTTTTCATCTGTCACACCCATACTATCCACAAGTGCATCAACTTTGCTACCATAGTCATCAAGGTCTTTACCCTCTGATAGACTATCAAGGTAGTCATCTTTCTTATCCGCAAGTGTTTTTTTGAAATCACATTGTTCAAACTCTTTGATCTCTTCGACCACTTCATCGAACATATCATCCCAATAGTTAACACACTCATCTATCATTTCTGCGTCAGGTAAACTTTCCATATATTGAAACATATCGTCAGTTACATATTGAACTAAGTCCTTTGTTTCCATATTGTCAACAAATCTCTCAACATAAAACTCTCTGAGTGCATTGAGTTGGTTTTCATTGAGATTAACCAACTCTTCTTTCATTGTGTTATGTGAGAAGTAAGTAAATGATTGTGATTCCATTATTATATCTCCATATAAACTTCGTTTTCTGGAATTGTACCAAGTAAGTGACATATTTTGTCGTAGATTTCTCTACCACTTACACCCATACGTTGATAATCCCATCCTAATTCATCTATCAGGTCAATTAACTCTCCACCATTATCATTGACTCTGGTTTCCTCTCCTTTGACTTTGATGTAGAACTCTTTGATTGTATAATTCTGATTAGGGTCTGTTTTTGTGGTCATTGTTTTAATCGAATAAAGGGTAAATAAGGTCTTGGGTCATAATGTCATCCATTGTGCGATAGATGTCATATAATTCAAAGGTATCTTCCTTTGAGTATGCGTTTTGAAGTAATTGATATACCTCTAATAAATGACCTCTCAATTTCTCTTGGTCAGACATCAATAGTCCTCCATTTTGTTACCTATCCAATGATGATAGTTGAACTCTGTGATGTCAAGATACTCAACATCGTGGAATCTTGCACATTCCTCTGGTGTTTCTCCGTCAGGAATGAATACAAACTCTTCACAAAAATATTCTGAAGAAATCCCAATTTTTTTAGTATGTTCGATAATTTGGTTGATTTCCTTATTATCGTCAAGATGTTTCTTAAGATACTTAAGGTCTTTCTTGAGTTGTTTTTTAGATTTAGACATAAGGGGTTTCTCCTTTGTATATACCTATTATAGTGGTAAAACTGCCATACTTCCACTCTTAGTGGACACTTTCTTAGGTGGCACATCCAACTCTTCCATAATAATTTGTTTTGGTAGTATGTTATAGCAATAGTAACTACTACTGAATGTTATCTTATCATTGTCTCTACCATCAGGACTTATAAACTTCATTCTCTTGTCAAACATTAACAACTGTAAGTCCTTATCTTTGAATAGTTGTTTTGGTGCTGAGTCATTCAACCAAGTGTTTGTCATTATCAAGGCAAAGGGTTTGCCAAATGATAATGCTCTCTCAAAATACTTTCTCTTATTTGTAAATGGTGGATTAGATACCATTATATCCCAATAGTCTGGTTCAAAGTCAAAGAAATCTATACCCATACTAATATGAGTAGCAATAACTTTATTTTGCTTTGATATTTGTTTAGTAAACTCACTATCAATGGTATCAAAAGGACACCAGACTATAGCATCCTTTGGAATATACTTCAGTATGGGTTTGACACCATAATCAGGTGTGTAACACTCATCATTGTTACCCACCGAATACATTAACTTACCACTATCTAATTCTTGTACCATATTCCTTGATTTGTTTTGTACTGATACTTACACCTATTCTAGGGTCTTTCTTGTGTGATGTTCCCTCTTCAAACTGTTTCTTAATCTTAGGTAATAATATCTTTAATACATTGTTAGCATCTAACTTCCATACCTCTGCAACTCTTCCACCATCAAATCTTGCAAAGTAATGATGTTCATACTTACCAATTTTGTCCTCTATGATGTATCTGCATTGGTCATCCCAAGTATCCTGTACACTAATACCATTGTATGTACCATTAACATTCTTACCTATGGTTGACTTGTATTCGCAACCACCAAATTCATCTATTGCGTCTTCCCCTGCATAATCATCTGCAACCTTATGACCAAGTAAACCTGCCATATAGATTTCTCTTGACCTTGCATAAGAGAATGGGTCTCCCCATCCCTGTTGGTCACATAATTCATACATTTGTTCGTAGAGGTCACGATACTTTTCTTCGGGGGTCATAATAACTCTGTAATTACTATTATTATAGCAAAGATTTTACCATATTACAATGTGGTGTGACAGTAATTTAACTGTCCTAACCACATTCCATATCATACTTTGCTTGAAGTTCTATAACTGTATCAATCTTTTTCCTTACTAAATTACACCACTCAATATCATCATCGTCAAGATTTTCGTTATGTTCAAGATAATACTTAAGTGTATAATCTATGGTTGTTAGTTCGTAATTGTCAAATTGGTTCATAATAATCTCCATTGATTTTTTTCTACCATAGCACCACACTCTTGACAACCGAGTGCTGACCAACTAAAGTGATATACTGTGGTAACTTTGTTACACTCTGGGCAAACTATGATTTTACCATCTTTCCTTGCCCTAGTGTACTTGTCAACTGTGCGTGTTGGTATGATACTTGAGACTCTCAAGTGTGTGTTAAGGACTTCGTGTGTCCAATCCTGATAACTTGATGTTGTGATTTGTATTTAAAAATCCTATCTTCATTTTTATGTAAGTCAAAATCGACCTTTGGGTTTATGTGTGCATCCCAACCTATTGTAAATGCCTTTACATATACAAGATTCAGTAGCACTTCTTCTCTATCTGGTAGTTCATCTGGGTAACTACTATTCGCTCTTGACTCACACATCATTTCACTTTGACCTTCAAGGTGTGTTATGAGTGCTGTTAGTTCCAAGTCATCTAATTTAAGTGTGTGTAGTGCCATTACCATTCCTCCTCTGGTCTTTTTGCTCTTGCCTTTTCAATCTTCTTGTAAAACTTGTCAACAGTAGTCTCCAAGACTTCAAAGATTTCATCTAACTCTTCCACTAATTCATAGTCATCGTTACCCTGTGAGTAACCCTCTAGGCAATAGAGTATGGTGCTTATCTGCTCTTCTCTCAAAGTCAGATTAAGTGGTGTCTGTGGAAATTCACTTCTAATTTTAGACATCGACTTCCTCCATTACTTCACTTGTGTCTTGAATAGTAAACTCTACACCCATAGTATCAGTATAGAAACTTATGTCCTCTACCTGACAGTTGGTTAATGTGTCATTCTTCAAGAAGTAGAATGTGATGTTGTCATCGCCATCATAGTATGACAATGCTTCGATTAGTTCTTTTACTTTCATCTTACTCTCCTACAAACTTGTAGTTGTACTCTTCGAGTAGAATGTCTCTGACTCTTTCTCTGTCAAGTGAGTCTCCATCCCCCCACTCACAATACTTGTTAGTCTTATCACTACACATTGATAGGTAGTTTTCTGTTGCTCTAAGAATGTCAAACTTTGTAAGAGGTTGTTTAGTCTCTTGAGACATCATAGGATAGAGTGGGTCATTCTGACCATAGAAACTGTCAACATAATTCACAAATTCTGTGAACATATCATTCAGTTCTGTGCTTGATGTTCCTGAGTTCATAAGGGTTTCTTTGTTATGTACTTATTATAGTCCATTTGATATAGAATACCATATCATGTGTGACACTTTATGAACTGACCCAATTGTTGTTCGTTAGGAAGTTTAATCTGCTAAATTGATTTCTATTCACTAATTTGTATATACCCCACCTGTTCCACATTACATATCCTTCGCCATCTATTTCGCCATCGTCATCAAATGTTGTCCACCATCCATCGTGTTCACATCTTTTAAGTGCATCCATTTTGATTGACTTAACTAACTTCCAAAGTCTCATTAAGTTAGGGTCAATATTATGTGAGTGTGATATAGCGTTAACTACATCATCTGTAATTGGTATTCCAGTTCGGATACAATGATTGATAGTTTTTTTAATTTGTTGTGCTTTTTTGTCATCAACAAACTGAACCATAGTTGCCATCTGTTTTGCAAACTGGCATCTATCATATACAAATGATTGAAACTTTGCAATAGCATTACATTGAACATACAATACTTTGTCCAAGTCATTCTCAAGTATATGGTCAAGTGGTATTGCGTGAGTATCAAGTAGAGTATCTCCTGTAGCGATATACTCTGTGTGTGGTGCGATGATAATATTGTGTTCTATCTTGTATGGAAATAGATACCCAATAGTATTAGGTTGATAATAGTCATCGCCACCAATACCTATCAAATCTCCCTGATAGATATTTTCTGTTCTGACTAAATTATCAAAACATTTGTGTAATTTATTTGCCAAGTCTGGTTTTTCAGCATATAATATATCAATCTCTTCGTGAGAGTGACATATCATCTTTTTAACTTTGTTGAATACTGATTTAGTTCCTACGAAAAATTTATCATTTTCGGGATTAGTTCCCCATACAATAGCAGGGCAACCATCTATTTTAAGTGATACCTTTCCCTGTAAAGTAAACCAATTAATTGCTGATAAGTCTCCAGTAAGGATAGTATCTTCGGGGTGTTCGATGTGTTTGAGTTGCATTTGTCTAAAGAGTGAATTCTGGTAATCTTTTAAAATTATTCTTTCCCT